TAGACGGGAGCGACCAACGCTACCGTGATTATTCCGCACCGCTGCGACGTTGGACCATCCAATTGAACATGTTGGATGATGCGGAGCTGAGCGCGTTGGATCAATTTTTTGTCACGCAACAAGGGCGTTTCGAAACGTTTTCGTTCGTTGACCCGTGGACGCAGTCCACTATTCCAATCTGCGCGCTTGAGCAGGACAGCCTGGATTATGGGTTGTCAGGAGAGTTGCGCGGCAGTACCAACTTAGTCGTGGTCGAAACGAGAGTTTAGATGCTTGCCTTTCCCCAACTTCCATCGGGAGCCCAGGCGCAATATCCAATCAAGAAACACTGCGTACAGCGGACGATTGTCAATACGCTTACCGACGGCCATACGGTGAAACTGGCCGATTCGGGAGCGGCGCTTTCTCAGTGGCAGTTGACGTATCAAAGCCTGGCCGATGCAGAACTCGCCACACTGCAACAGTTCTTTGCAACGTGTGAAGGCCGGCTCAGCACCTTTACGTTCCTTGATCCATTAAGCAACCTGCTGGCGTGGAGCGAGGCACTGGACCAAGCGGTGTGGGAAGCGAGCAGCCTTTTGCAGATGACAGGGAGCGTTTCGGATCCGACAGGCGGTACGGCAGCCACACGAATAACTAATCCAACCGCGACGGATTTGACATTGCAACAAACGGTCAATGCACCGGCGTGGTTTTCTTATTGTCTCAGTGTGTACGTGAGGAGCCAAAGCAGCGCCGATGTTTCTCTGTTTCTTCAAGCAGCGGCAGCCTCGCTCAGCAACCCTTATGCCCTGCAAGCGAACTGGGTTCGTATCCAACTTAGCGCAACCCTCAACACGGCAGCAGGATCGCTGACCGCTGGAATCATAATACCCGCTGGTCAGTCAGTAGATGTGTTCGGCTTTCAGCTCGAACCGCAGCCTGTCCCTTCGAGTTACAAGCGCAGCCTTTCGGCAGGTGGCGTGCACGCTGCTGCGCACTTCGGGGGTGATGCATTCGCGTATACAACATCAGGGCCAAATAGCCATTCCTGCAACCTGACGATCAGTTCCCGTTAACGCATGCCTACGGCGTACCAAGTCAAAGAGCAAGCCGTTACGGATACGCCGCTTCTGCTCTTCGATTGCCAGTTTCAGGGCGGCCTGGGGGAGAATTGGTCGACGCATCAGGTGACGATAAGCGGCGTCGCCTATCAGGCCCGGGTGTTGCAGCACAATCTCTATGAGATTCAAACTTCATCCGACCTGGGCGTAGACGCGATTCCAAAGATTTCCGTCTCGCTGGCTAATGCAGATTCTCACTTCTCGGAAATCGAGCGCAGCAGCGGATTCAAAGGGGCATCTCTTACTGTTAGCTTTGTCTTCTTTGACCTCATACAAGGCGTTCCCACAACATCGCCGATCACTTTGTTCAAGGGTATCCTCAACCCACCCGACGAAATCACAGAATCGACCTTTCGCGTTACGGCGATGAACCGCATGAACATGCAGCGGGTGCTATTGCCACAGGTGCGAGTTCAGCGGCGGTGCCCATGGGAGTTTCCATCGAGCGTCGCGCAACGCCAAGAAGCAGTAAGTGGGGGCACGAAGGGACAGTATTCCAGATTTTATCGATGCGGTTACTCACCGGATGCCGTGGGAGGCGCGGGTAATCTCAACGGGTTGACGCCGTTTACCTCGTGCGGGTTCACAAGAACGGATTGCCAAGCACGTGGAATGTTTCACCAGGATAACGCGCTGAATGTAACGCAACGATTTGGAGGAATCGAATTTGTTCCGTCGGCGACATTAGTCCGCAGCTTCGGCGAACAGGGCCGCCATTGGTCACCGCTGATCGACAACTCGGCACGATATAACGATTTCGTGCCGTTGGTCTACGGAACGGTGTGGTATTCGCCGAGCGTGGTTTTTGCGCGGAACGACGGCAACCTGACGAGGATGGAAGTTTTGCTTGGGATGGGCGAGATCACGAGCGTGATCAAGGTGCTGGTGAACGACATCGACATTCCAGTGGGGCGTGCGGGCGTCAACATGACGGGGACGGGCTGGTTCAATGTGGTCACCACGGGCGCCCGGACAGGTGGATTCAACGCGGATTTCAGCGACGCAACCGGCAATCCGCTGGGTGATCCTTACGGAAGCATGGCGACGCTCTCGGTGGTGGTTCCCAACCAGATTAATGCCGGGCAGAATTTGCCTGCGATCAAAGTACTGCTACAAGGATCCAAGTTATCGGTCTATAACGCGGATGGTTCCCTAGCAGGCGCGCAGTTTACTAGTAACCCCGCATGGATCTTACTCGACGTACTGCAACGTTGCGACTGGCAGACCCAGGAGATTGATATGGGCAGCTTCGCCAATGCAGCGGCCTACGCTGATGAGCAGGTGGAGACACAGGATCTGCATGGAAACCCGATTACAGTACCCCGATTTGGCTGCAACCTGGCGGTAGTCAACCGGCGCACGGCCGGCGATCTGATTCGTGGGATCCGGAATGCGTGCCGGCTCTATCTAACTTACGGCACAAGCGGCCTTCTCCAACTTAACGTGGAAAATACTTTCGCGTTGCAGCAGCCCACGAAGTCAGGCTGGAGCAACAGCACATTCCAGCTGAATGGCGGCTGGCCCAGTTACGAGTTCGGAGATGGCTCATCGGGGATCTCCGGCATTGTGCGCCGCAGCAGCGGCGAATCGAGCGTGCGATTGTGGTCTCGAGGTATCACGGACACGCCAAACCGGCTGGCGGTAGAATTCCAGGATGCGCTGAATGAATACCAGCAGGATAGTTACTCGCTGATCGATGTGGATGACGTCGAGAGGGCGGGACAGGAGATCACGGCGCCGATCACGGCACTCGGCATACCTAACTACGATCAAGCGGCGCGTATCTTGAAATTCAACTTAGACCGTTTCATCCGCGGGAACACGTATGTTGAGTTAGAAACCAGCGTCAAGGCTTTGGGCATTCAGGCAGGCGATTTGATTTCGTTGACCTACCTGAAGGAAGGTTTCAACCGGCAGGCGTTTCGCGTGTTGAAAATTGCCCCTGGACTCAATTACCGGTCGGCGGTGATTACGGCGCAGATCCATGACGACGCCTGGTATGACGATACCAACGGGCAGGTGACGGGAAATTCAGGAGCACGTCGCCAGCCGGGATCGGAAATGCGGTTGCCGCGGCCGTTGATCGGGACGGTAGTAGATGCCAATGGGAACGTGCAATTTGGGGTGACAGAATCCTCGTCACAAGCATCCGATGGCAGCCCGGTGGTGGAAGCGACGGTGGCGTTTTCGGCGCCGGCTTCGATTTCCGCGGGCGCACCGGCGGTGCCGCTGCTGAGCCTGGCACCGCAGCTTGCGAACACTGGCGGCACACTCGGCGCAGGACAGAGTCTCTATTACGCGGTGAGCGCGGTGGACGCGGGCGGAGTGGAGGGCAGCCTCTCGTTCATCGTGCGGGCCACGATTCCGGCGGGGTCGAATACAAATACGGTGACCCTGACCGGCCTCAGCTTTCCGCAGGTAACGACGGCCTTCGATGTATACCGCGGGCTGAATCCAACCCAGCTATTCCGGATCGCGACCCACCAGACGATGGCGACGCAGTTTACGGATGCGGGTCTTGGGAACTTAGTCATTCCGCCGCCTGATGCGAATTTCGATCACGCGAATTTCTACTGGCGTCTGGAACTGCAGCCTGAATACGCCGCGACGCTTCATTCGGCGACGATGGTGGGTAACGATACGCTGCAAATGGGTTCGAGCGCGTATCAAGGGACTATCGTGCGAGTTACACGCGGGACAGGCGCGGGGCAGGAACGTACGGTAGTGTCGAATGACGCGACCACGCTGCAACTTAGTTTGCCGTGGGGCACGGAACCGGACGCGACCAGCTTTTTCGTAGTAGCGGAGACGGGCTGGCACGCGGTGGCGAGCGCGCATGCGAGTCCGGTCAAGTTTGAAATTCCGAACCGGACAGGGGCGACCATTCATGTTTCCGGAAGAG